GACTTGACCCCTGTGGACCCTGTGTTGGAAAACCAGAATCTGTTGACGAGCAAACCTGTCAAAGCGTTTGTTGAGCAGAACCACGAGGCTCACATTCAGGCACACATGGCGGCTATTCAGAATCCGAAGATTCAGCAGATGATGCAGCAGAACCCACAGGCGCAGGCGATCATGGCGGCGGCGATGGCTCACATCAACGAGCACATGGCGTTTGAGTACCGCAAGCAAGTTGAGATGGCGATTGGCGTGCCCCTGCCCACCGAGGAGCAGAACAAGCACATCCCGCCTGAGATTGCAGACAAGATTGCAATGATGGTGGCCCAGGCGTCCCAGCAGCTTACGCAGCAGGCGCAACAACAGCAGGCTCAGCAACAGGCTCAGCAGCAAGCCCAAGACCCCATCATCCAGATGCAGCAGCAAGAACTTCAGATCAAGATGGAGGAGTTGAAGCTCAAGCAGCAAAAGCAACAGATCGACGCTGCGGCCAAGGCCGACCAGATGCGGATCGAAGAAGCACGTATTGCGTCTCAGAAAGAGATTGCGGCAATGCAAGTCGCGGCTACATCAGCCGCTGCGAAAGACAAGCTCTCGCGTCAAAGTGAGATTGAAGGAGTTCGTATGGGCATGGACGCGGCCAAACACCGCGCTCAAATGGCTGTACAGCAAGCGCAACGGGCAGCGCAGAAATCGCCTAGTAAACCCAAGAAGGAGTGAGTTTGAACGACTACAAGTTGTTGGCTGTAGTTGCCAAAGAGATCGAGAAGATGCGACAGGAGCAAATCGCCTTTGTCGCTGCAAGTCGAGCCGATACCTTTGACGAGTACAAAAAAGTCTGCGGAGTCATCCGGGGTCTGAACCTCGCAGAAAACGTTATTAACGACCTTGTGCAAAAAATGGAGAAATCTGATGACTGAGTTTGACGTAGCGGCAGTAGACCTGTCTGGAATCTTGAACACCACTGCGGAGCAAAAAGCTAAGCAGTTGCCTGACCCCAAAAGGTTCATGATGTTGTGTGTTGTTCCCGAAGCAATGGAGGAGTACCACGACAGTGAAGTGGGGTTGATTAAAGACTCCAAGACAATGCACTATGAGGAAGTGCTCACTCCGGTTTTATTCGTTGTGAAGCTTGGCCCCGACTGCTACCAAGACCCTACCCGGTTCCCCAGTGGACCGTCGTGCAAGGAAGGTGACTTTGTTATCGTCCGACCCAATTCAGGCACCCGTCTGAAGATTCATGGCCGTGAATTCCGCATCATCAATGATGATTCGGTTGAGGCGGTTGTGGAAGACCCCCGTGGAATTACACGAGCATCATAAGGAACCATCATGGCAACATTGCCCGAATTTAAAGGCGAAGACTACAAGTTTCCTGACGAACAGGAGGCCGCTGTTGAAGACAAGTTTGAGGTAGAAATCGAGGACGATACCCCTCCAGAGGACCGTGGGCGCAAGCCTATGAAGGAGCCCGTGGAGGACCCGACCGAAGACGAACTAGCCTCTTACGACGAGAAGGTACAGGCCCGCATCAAGAAGTTCACCCGTGGCTACCACGATGAACGTCGCGCCAAAGAGGAAGCTCTGCGCGAACGAGAAGCTGCCGAAACCTTCGCCCGACAGGTGTTTGAGGAGAACAAACGTCTCCAACAGCAGCTTTCTACGGGTAGCAAGGCGTTTATTGAGCAGACGCAATCCACCGCTGAAATCCAACTTGGTGCCGCCAAAAAGCGGTACAAAGAGGCTTATGAAGCAGGGGATGTGGACGCACTTGCCGACGCCCAAGCGGAGATTGCTCAGGCTACTTTGAGGATGGACAAAGCTGCGGGTATGCAGCCCATCGAAGTGAATGAGAGGCAATTTGTCCCCGCGCAACCCGAACCTCCCAAGGTGGACCGCCGCACTCAAAAGTGGATGGACGCCAACAAAGATTGGTGGGGTAAAGATGAAGAAATGACTATGACTGCTATGGGGCTTGACAAGAAGTTACAAAAGCAGTATGGTGCGAACTACATAGGTACTGAAGAGTACTTTGAAACCATCGATAAAACGATGCGCAAGAGATTTCCTGAGCAGTTTGAAGACGCTCAGAGCGACGAGGATGACGAACCGCCTCCAAAGAAAAGAACGTCAGACCCGGCCTACGAGGATGATCCTCCACGCCGTGCAACAAAACCCGCTGCGGTAGTGGCTCCGGCCTCACGTAGCACCCCGCCTAACCGTATTAAGTTAAAGGGGTCCGAAGCTGCGATCGCTCGCAGGCTTGGGGTCCCGATTGAAGAATACGCTAAACAGGTTGCCAAACTAAGAAGAGGTGAATAATGGATCAAGTTCAAGTCAAAGCTGCTGAAAAAGCACAAAATCGTATGAGTCGTGAGTTGGACTCTCGTACCGTGATGCAACGCCCAACAGCGTGGCGTCCGCCTGAGACCCTGCCCATGCCAGATGAACGTCCGGGGTGGAAACACCGCTACGTTCGCATCAGTACGTTGGGCACCGCTGATCCAAGCAACATTTCTTCAAAGTTACGCGAAGGCTACGAGCCGTGTAAAGCGGACGAGTATCCCGAGCTAATGATGCACGCTACCACCGAAGGTCGCTTTAAAGGCAACATTGAGGTGGGTGGACTGTTGCTCTGTCGGATTCCGACTGAGTTCTTGGAGCAGCGTATGAAATACTACGACACTCAAAATAGAGCCCAAATGGATTCCGTGGACAACAATTTTCTTCGTGACAGTGATCCTCGTATGCCTCTTTTTTCAGAGAAGAAAACGAAGGTTACTTTCGGTTCTGGTTCATAAACTTGGAGTCTTAAATGGCATATCCTACGATCGACAAGCCTTACGGCTTGAAGCCGATCAATCTGTACGGTGGTACACCCTTCGCGGGCGCTACTCGCCAGTATCGGATTGCTTCGGCATACAACACTGGAATTTTTTACGGTGATGTTGTTGAGATGATTAACGATGGCACGATTATCAAATCTGCTATTACGACCGCTCGCGCAACCGTAACGACTTCACAGGTCATTGGCATTTTCTTGGGCTGTTCTTACGTTAACGCGCAAGGTCAGACCACTTTTGCTCAATACTTCCCTGCAAACACCACGGCTCCTACGGGTACGTTCATTACCGCTTACGTGTGTAATGACCCCAACACCCTGTTCAAAGCTGTGATTGCCGCAGGCGCAACTGCTGATGACGCAACTTCTGGTTTGCTGCCTTCCTCTACTACGCAATTTACCGTCATTGGTACTAACGTAGCTTTGGTGCAAAACAGCGGTTTGACGACTACTGGCGATAGCCGCGTAGCCGTTGCATCGTCTGCAACCACTGGAACCTTGCCCATGAACGTTGTTGACGTTGTTCAAGACACGTCTTATGTCAACGGTTCTGGCAACGTTGTGTTCCCCGAGGTCATCGTTCGCTGGAACTTTGAGATTCATACCACCACTATCGCTTCTGGCGTTTAATCAAGGAGCTAAATCATGGCTATTTCACGCGCACAACTGCTGAAAGAGTTGCTCCCTGGACTGAACGCTTTGTTCGGTATGGAGTATTCTCGTTACGGCGAAGAACACAAGGAAATCTACGAGACTGAGACTTCCGAGCGTTCGTTTGAAGAAGAGACCAAACTGTCTGGATTCTCCGCCGCTCCGGTGAAGAACGAAGGCTCTGCGATTGCTTATGACAACGCGCAGGAAGCTTGGTCAACCCGCTATACGCACGAAACCATTGCCTTGGGTTTCTCGATCACTGAAGAAGCGGTCGAAGATAACTTGTACGACAGCTTGTCTGCTCGTTACACCAAGTCGCTGGCTCGCGCTATGGCTTACACCAAGCAAGTCAAGGCTGCTTCGGTCATTAACAACGGTTTCTCCAACACCTACGCAGGTGGTGATGGCGTTTCCCTGTTCAATGCCAGCCACCCCTTGATCTCTGGTGGTGTCAACAGCAACACTCCCTCTACTCAAGCTGATTTGAACGAGACTTCTTTGGAAGCCGCCGTTATTCAGATCGCCGCTTGGACGGATGAGCGTGGTTTGTTGATCGCAGCCAAGCCCAAGAAGATGGTTGTTCCCCCTGCCCTGATGTTCGTGGCCAAGCGTTTGCTGGACACCGAACTGCGGGTTTCTACTGCTGATAACGATATCAACGCTATCAAGCAGATGGGCGCAATCCCTGAAGGCTACTGTGTCAATCACTTCTTGACTGACACCAATGGCTGGTACCTGACCACTGACGTGCCCAACGGTATGAAGCACTTTGTCCGCACCCCCTTGCAGAACTCAATGGATGGTGATTTTGACACTGGCAACGTCCGCTACAAGGCCCGTGAGCGTTACAGCTTCGGCTGGTCTGATCCCCTCGGTATGTGGGGTTCTTCAGGTTCGACCTGATGAGACTGAAAAAGGGGCCTTGTGCCCCTTTTTCTTTTGGTGTATATTGCAACTATTCCGGGGTTCCCGGTGTATCTGACAGTCCCGGCTGACGACATGCAGACAGATACGCCCCACTTGCATGTAAGGACATATCATGGCAAATACCACGTTTAACGGCCCAGTTCGTTCCGTAAATGGTTTTCAAGACATTTCTATCAACGCCACCACTGGCGCAGTTACGGTTGACGCTACATTCGGTGCTACCACCAGCGTGACTAACCTGACGACCACCAATCTGGTCTTTACTGACCAGAACCACCCCACAACCGCCGCGATCAACGCAACGGCTACAGCCACCGCAGCAGAAGTTGCAACCGGCTACATCACATCTACTTCAGCCGCAGCTACAACTATCACTTTGCCTACAGGCACTTTGTTGGGCGCGGCCTTGGGCGCTACTGCCGGTACTACGCTGGACTTGTTTGTTGATAACACCGCTGGCGCAAACACCGTGACTATCGCTGTTGCAACTAATGGCATCTTGTCTGCCGCCGCAGCCGCTGGTGCTGGTGCTGGTGCTGGCCTGTTGACCGTGCCATCTGGCGTAACTGGCATTGGTTGCTTCCGCATCATGTTCTCTAGCGCCACTGCATACGTGTTCTCTCGTATCGCTTAATCAACCCAAGGGGCTTCGGCCCCTGTTTTAAAGGAGTTTGATTATGACGATGCAATATGATGTAAAACAGGCGCACCTAGACGAGAGTGGCTTCATGGTTTTGAACCCAACACGGGTTAAAGCTGTGTCCTACACAGGCGGTGGAGTTGCGGGTTTTGTGACCTTCTTTGACACCACATCAGTTCCTGTTTCTGCCAGCGTCACTTATGGGCGTAGCGGTAATACTGTGACGGTAACCAAGACAGCGCACGGACTGTCTACCGGGGACGTTATCGGTATCCACTTTGCAGGCGGTACGGGCGGCACGGCTACTGATGGCACTTACGCAATCACTAGAACCAGCGCCGATGCGTTCACACTCCAAGACATCAATTCTGGGACCATCACAGCAACGCCTGCGGCTGTTTACGCAGTGGGTAAATGGCTGATAACCTATCAAGCGACGGCTGAAGATTATTTCTTCAACGGATTTTTAATCCCCGGTGAAGGTGTTCGCGCATACAACGGCGTGTACGCATACTTCACTGGCCTGAACTCCGCGACCATTTACTATGGCTAAGTCCCCTGCATGGCAACGCAAGGAAGGCAAATCCGAGAAGGGCGGCTTGAACGCCAAGGGACGGGCTTCCTACAACGCAGCCAATCCGGGCAAGCCGGGGTTAAAAGCCCCGCAGCCCAAGGGCGGCAGCAGGCGCGACTCTTTCTGTGCAAGGATGACTGGGATGAAGAAAAAGCTCACATCCGAGAAGACAGCCAACGACCCAAACAGTCGGATTAACAAGAGCCTTCGGGCTTGGAATTGCGCCGAGGGTGGGTATGTGAACTCAGCAGATGGCATCGCCACCAAAGGCAAAACTAAGGGTAGGTTTGTCTGATGGAGATGACCCTCTGGAACATGGTTCTGACGGCCTTTTTGGGGTTGTTGGGCTGGTCTTTGCGTGAGAAGTCTGAGGAGATCAATCGCCTCCAGATTCTGCTTAACCGCACCCGTGAAGAGATTGCCAAAGAGTACGTGACCAAAGCTGACGTGCATAACGATATCAATCGAATCATGGACAGGTTGGACAGGCTAGAAACCAAGATCGACATGTTCATGAAGGAGCAACGAAGTGCCCTCAGTTAGCAAGAAACAACATAACTTCATGGCGGCGGTGGCCAACAACCCGTCGTTTGCCAAGAAGGTTGGGGTCCCTAAAAGCGTGGGGCAAGATTTTGCCGCTGCTGACAAAGGCAAAAAGTTTGGCGCGGGTAGCCGTGCTGATTTGCAAGGCGTGAACAAGCCCAAAACCGATCAGGGCAAAACTGAACTTTTCAACAAAGGTGGCGAGATGAAAGAATCTAAGGCAATGGTTAAAAAAGAAGTGTCCTTCATGAAAAAGAAGGGCGCACCCGCATCAATGGTTAAACACGAGGAGTCTGAAATGAAGGGTATGAAAAAAATGGCATCTGGCGGCATCACTACCGCCAAAATGGGCACTGTTAAAACCGCTGCTCCCAGCCGGGACGGGCTTGCTGTCAAGGGTAAGACTAAAGGCACCCAAATCAAAATGGCTGGCAGCAAACCTCTGGGTATGAAAAAGGGCGGCAAAGCCTAAAAGGAGCCTGACATGGCACGAGGACGAGATTTAGCTGGGCTTGCAGCCCTCGCTGGGTTGGCTTACATGGCCAACAAAAAAGGCAAAGAGACCACCGGGGTTGACCCCGATGCGGCTATGGGGGCGACTCCTTCCGAAGACGCTGGTAGCTTTGGGTATGGCGACGCTAGTGGCGCGGCGGTTGATACTACGGCAATGGCCGATATGGGGCCTCGCGGTGCTCCCGCTGCCGCGCCTACTCGTTCTGCTGCTGCGGCCCCTGCTCGCCCCAACATTGTGAGTCGAGAAGAAGGAATGAAGAACTACGTTCCTCGCCGCAAACCGCCTGTCAGTACGGTGTCCTCTTCGGAAGAAGGCATGAAGAACTACGTTCCTCGTCGCGCTCCAGCAGCTAACCCCGACTACGGCAACGAAGGCCGGACATACGAGTCAAAAGCCAAACCCAAGGCTAAGTACGAGACCCCGTATGACCGTATGAACCGCGAAAACCGCGAGGCAGGGATTAAGTTTAAAAAAGGCGGCACGGCCAAGAAAATGGCCAATGGTGGCGTGGCTTCGGCTTCTAAACGCGCTGACGGTATTGCCTCTCGCGGCAAGACCAAGTGCAAAATGTATTGAGGTAAATCATGGGGCGCTTTACAAGACATGGCATGGACAACCAACCGCTTGAGGGCGGTGGCGGTGGCGGGAGTGGTATTGCCAGCAAAAGTGGAAATGCTATTGGTGCCGCTGGTGCTGCCGGGGTAGCAGCCACTCCTATT